GGCTACATGGGAAGCGTTGTTCACCAACACCAAGACGGTGCAGGTGCAGGTACCTCGAACAGAATCGCCAAGATTACCGGCGTCGTTTGAGGTGATTTACTTGGCACAAAACCGTAAATTCCAAGACTTCATCGAAACTAATATGCTCCAAACAGGAGCAGTTAGCACAGTAAAGATTGCAGACAACGCAGTCACCGAACCAAAGGTTGGCGGACAACAAATCCACACCCTCAAATTCGTGTTTGACGGTAGCAGTCTAACCACAGGAGCAAAAACGCTCACCAGCCCAACGGGAACTGCACAGACACTACCTGCTGGCGCAATCGTCGTTGACTTTATGCTTGATGCTGATGTTCCCTTTGCATCTTCCGGCTCCGCAACAGTTGCTTTGGGAATCACAGGAACCGCTGATGCTTTCTTGGGTGCTACTGCTTTTGACAACGCCGCAGTTGTTCGTGCAACTTCGCACTTTAAGCGACCTTCCGGTACTTCTATTATCAATTCGGAATCAAGCGTTTTGCTAACAATTGCTACCGCCGCACTTACCGCTGGTGGAGCATCTGTGTACATCAACTACATCGAAACTCTTTGAGGTGATTCACTTTGAGTGATTCAATCAAAGAATGGACAGAAGCCGATGGTACAATCTATCGGCTTAACTCCGAAGGAAACTATGATGTTATCCCCCCTGCTAAGAAGGCTAAAAAGCCTGCTAAAAAGCAATCCAAGAAAAAGGTGGCTGACGAATGAGTGAGCGCACCAAATTGGCAAAGCAACTTAGGGAAAAGGGCATTCCGGTGCCGAAAGATGCAAAGGTGACTGATATGCGTCACCGACAAAAGCATTGGATAAGTGGCAACGGTTGGCTTGTTCGTCTTGTACGACCAAGTAGCCGAAGACCAAACAGTCCAGCAACACTTCTTCCCGACCGAGAAACATATTGGTTGCCCGACAGCCGTATGGCACACGATATTGTCAAAACACAATTAGTGGTTATTCTTGGTCGCTGTTCAACGCCACCTAAGAATACTGCTACAATAGCAGTACCGAAAGACTATAACGACAGGTGGCCTGTGAACGGTTTGGGTGAAGAAGAATGACAGTCACTACTGACAACATTCGGGATTTGTTAAACCGCCCACGGGGTCTTAACGAAGGCACCATTACTGAATACATCAGTATGCGTACAGAACAAGTCAACAAGTCCGCAAGAAATACTGCTTTCCTTGCAGACGACTCCACCAATGTTGTCACAACAGCACAAAAAGAATCAGCAATCAAAGCACTTGTGTGTGCAGACTGCCTACAAGTTATGATTGATACCTTACCTTCCTATGTCAACGAGAGCGAGAGAAAAGAACAAGATATTCGTTTGACGGCCCAACTAAGGGGTTTTATCCAAAGAGGTCAAGATTTACTCGCTCTTGTTTCGGAAAAAGGTGGAACGGCTGTTAAGGTCACTTCAACCAAAACGAAATTAGTGTGAGTATTATGGCAACAATAAAATGGCTTGGCGGTACATCGACCGCATCTTCCACTGCCGCAAATTGGAAAGGTGGCGCAATCCCTACTGCTGGCGATGTTGCGCTGTTTGACAATGAAGGACTTGCAGACTGTGCGTGGACTTTGACAGGTGGAAGTCCTGTCACTGTTGATGAAATCGTAATAGAAAGTACATTTGACCACCAAGTTATTCTTAACGCACAACCAACAATCAAAGGTCTTTTTATCAACGGCACACTAAATGCTGGTTCAGCAGGTGCTATTTCGTTTAAGCATGGTAGTGCGCCCAATTATTTTGGTACCTACAAATCATACGCTGAAAGATTTATTCTTATCGGCGATAATGCGGCCTATGTGGGTAGTAATACCTTTTCTTTGGTTGGGTCTTCATCACCGATAACAAAATTTGATGATGGTCAACACCCAGCAGTGCGAATACAAAGCGGAAATTTTGCACCGGACTACGAAACACCAACAGGTACAAGCAAGAAAGCATCTTTTACTTCTATGACTATTGCTGGTGGGACTTTTACTCCCGAAAGTGCATTTTCGGATAATGACCGATTGAAAATTTTTGATTTTACAGTATTTGATGCCACAGCAGTAAATAGTGTGAACTTTGGATTATCGACAGTTGAATTTACAGGGTCAAGTGGTGGTGTTGTACTACCAACACACAACGCCACAGGATATTCTTCCACCTTCCAAGCATACTATCGAAAAATAATTCTCAAAGCCGCAACAGCAGGTCACAAAATCCTGTTAGCCGATAACACATTTGTTTCAGTGGAAGAATTTGAAATACAAGACGGGTGTATTCTCAAGGGACCAACAACTCTTACAGCACAAGGCTCCGAGGTAAGAAGTATTGTCACACCAAAAATAAGAGGCACTTGGTCGTATAGTCAAATTAGTCCGGGTATGTATCGTAGCCCTCGTCACGCTTCCGGCCCAATCGACCTTATCAATGGAAATGTTCATATTACGGGAAAACTAAATGTTGATGGTTTGATTGACCCTACCGGTTTAGAATTAGACCCTGTTAGTTCAAATCCGGGTGGAGTAGCCGCTAACACGCTTTGGCTTAACAGTGGGGATAGCAACAAGTTGTATCACGGCTCAAGCGAAGTTGGTGGTGGCGGTAGTGGAGATATAACAGCCGTCAATACAAATGCCCCAATAACAGGCGGAGCAACTTCGGGAGCAGTCACACTAAGTCTTAGTGCGGCCACAACAAGTGCCGCAGGTTCTATGTCGGGTGCTGACAAAACAAAATTAGATGCTATTGAGGCATCGGCAGATGTGACCGATACTGCTAATGTCACAGCCGCAGGTGCGCTTATGGATAGCGAATGTGCTTCTCTTGCCGATGTCAAAGCATTGAATCAATCAGTTGTAAGCGGCGCATCCCCAACCTTTACCACCACAAACATGACTGATGCAAGCAACAAACGGTTTATGACCGATACGCAAGAAGCAAAATTAGATGCTTTAGCAAGCCCATTTGAGCATGTCCGTCTTGCTCTTACAAACAACTCATTGGGAAGTCAAAGTTCGGGAACCAATTATTATCTTGACTTGGCAAACACAAGTGATTTTTCTAACACAGGCAACACAACAAACATCGTCGCAACCGCCGCCGCTCAAGACTATGTGGTTTTAAAAGCGGGTGGAATGTATATGGTTGTTGCTTCTGTTGAAGTATTTACAAGTGCCAATACTGCCGCACAGGATTTTTGGCTACAATTAGGCAACGGAACATCAAGCAACGCTGAACGGCGAAATTGGGGAACTTTTAGAATTAAACGCGCCCCCTCCCCATCGTCGGCTGATTCAGCCGTCAATATGCAAAAAACCGTCATTATTGATGTCGCAAGCACAGGTTCGGATGAAAAAGTGTATGTTATTCCTTATGTCAATGGTGCTGATTTTACAGTTAAGGCGTATGACAACAATCGAACCAACATTACAATCACACGAATAGGAGCGTCTACATCGTGAGCATAAAAGCAAAATTGGAAGCACGATACCCCGATGAGGATTGGTCGCACATTGATAGTGGGGCTGATGGAGAGCAACCTGTTTTTTGGTATTCAAAGGGTGTTTATGGAGTTAGTCCCGATATGTGGCCTTCGGACTTGGCTGAAATGACTTCAAGTGAAATTAAAGCGTTTTTGGAGAGTTAAATATGACAAAAAGAAAAGGAAAAATAGTGTATCATCCTCCCGAAAGGTGCTACACGAATGTGAACATTGAAGAAACACCCCACGGCTACAAGATTTATCGGGTGGGCGAAAGTAGGCACTTTACCGTTATTCCGCTATCAGCCGTAAAAGAAGTTCTATACAACAAAGGTGAATAAAATGGATATTGAAATGATTATACTACTTGCCGCAATCGCAGTGGGTCTTGGGCTTGCTGGCTACAAAACATACAAAAAATTGATGGCCGATGGCAAGATTACACTTGATGAAGTAATTGACTTGGCTGACGACCTAAAAGATATTGCCTCAAAATTACCTTCCCTATCTTCGATTAAGAAAATGAAAAAGGCGGAGTTGATTGAACTTGCTAACGAAAACGGACTTGCCGTTGACGGAACAAAGGCAGACCTCATTTCCCGTCTTGAAGAAGCAAAGCAGGTGATTGAGGATGAGCAAAAATCTTGAACAACAAGTCGAGTCTTTGGACCAGCGAGTACAACTGCTTGAACAAGCAGTGTTTGAGTTGTCCGTTATGGCAAAATACTTGAAGTATGCTTTTTTTGCGATGGTTGCATCGCTCGGTGTTGATGTGCAGGGGTTGATGTGATGGTGTACTATTGTTCAACAAGCGATGTAGGCTCCCGTCTTGGGCTTGACAGTACCCAGCGAACAAGAGCAGGGACTCGATTGACAAGCGCAATTCGTCGTGCAACGATTGACATTGACCAAATGTACCGTGACTACGGTCGAGATGTACCCAGCAAATCAATCGCAGAAACCACCCTTAACGGTGCTATTTCGGCTGGGGCTACCACAGTGACCCTAACAAGCGGAACGGGCTTTAGCAGTGCTGGAAACGGCAATATAGACGGTGATTCTTTTGTATGGACGGGTAAGTCCACCAATGACCTCACAGGAGTCACAGGTATTTCTTTTGACCATGCCTCCGGTGTCACAGTACAAGAAGGGGAGCAGGCACATGTTCTTCGTGAAATTTGTGCTGATATTGCCGCCGCATATTACTTTGAAGACGAAGCGATTTTTCAAACGGCAAGCACCCACGGAACAATCCGTGGCAACAACCTTCGTGAGCGTGGCATGGATAATCTCAAGCGACTTGCTCACTTAGGAAGTGTTGACTAATGCCAGCGTTTCACATTCGTAATCGCTCCGCAAAAGGAATGAGTATCAACATTGACAATGATTCTTTTAACCGAGCGTTTCACGAAATTCAAGAAGCAGTGGAAAAGGCTATGATGTATGCAAGTGGTTATGCTCTTAGTGCCGCCAAAGACCACGCATACAAGCATCTTCGAGGATTTATGGGTATGCACCCACAGGCACGAGAAGTCGCTAACTCTCTTGGCTACGAAAGAACCGTGACATCAAAAAATGATGATGTGGAACTTAATGCTATTTTTGGAAGCAAGGGGCCGGATGGTCGAAGTGGCGACATAGGCGTAGGTGTGCATACTGACCCCGACGATAACGAAGAAAGGTACAACATAGGTGCGGCTTTACAGGAAGGTCGAGATGCCGGACCTTTTAAATTTAAAGGAAGGCGTTCTCGATTTGCCAATACAGCATTAGGAGCGAAACAATATGGTCGCCAAATAGGTTCGGCTACCGGAAATACTGCTTGGTACGGTAATGGCGGTGAAGGTTATTTTTATGGTTATCTTGCTATTGATTACCTTACTGTGGCAGAAGACAGGTTTGAAGCAAGATTCCCAACACGAATGAAGTACGAACTAAAAAAGAGGCTTTGATATGGCAATAGCGACAACGACTGAATTTTGGAATTACCGACTAAACGGTGAAGACCCTACTGCCCCCGTAGGAACAAACAATGGTGCTTGGTCAAGAAACAATGATTATGGTACTGCTTCCGACGATTATTGGGTGGTGACAAATAGCCAATACCATGTCCAACCAACCACAAACGCCTACACTATTTTTGCCGGAATACAATACACTACTGCTCCTACCGATGGTCATACTTTGCTTACGCTTGATAACGGAACAAAGAAAGTCGAAGTTAAGGCTCTTGGTCAAAAAGTTCAGTTGGTTGGCGCAACAACAGTGACAAGTGATGATTTGGATATTTCAATGCTTGAAGAAAACCCAACACCTCTTATCTTGAGATTAACTCTTGACGCATCGGGAAACGCTCGACTATACTTCCGAGAACTTATCGAAGACGACTCCGCAGAAACAGCGTACCTTAGCGTTGCTGGCGCATCAAGCAGTGGAACAAGAACTATCAAGTGGGGAAATGGAAGTGGGAATGTAAAGTGGGCCAGCGTTTATGCTACCGATACAGGGGCTTTTAGTCCCGACGAGTTGGCACCTTCGGATTTGACAACAGACACTTTGATTCGCATGGGTCTTTCGGTAGTACAAGCACTACGCAACAGCAAGAGGTTTTACCTTAAGACTCATTTGGATGCTGGCTCAATCAAGTACGGGTACGACATTTCAAACACAATGCTGTCGAAGATGGTGCCTCCATTCGTAAATGTTATTTTGCGAAGACTTTCTTCGCCAACATTTGCGGCTCTTGGTGGTGGCAGAATCGACCAAGAGTATGATGTTCTTATTTACATTACCAGCCGTGGCACAACATACGAAGATGAGTACCGACAGTGCCTCAATATCACCGGCGAGATTTTCGATGAACTTTACACCACAACAGGTCTAAACGGAACAACTGACAGTCTTTACGAGTACGACTTAGAACTTCAATCCAAATTAGATGATGAGGTCACAATATGTACCCATCTACTGACATTGACCTATTCTCGCCGAATAAATATGCGACACCGATGAAACATTTAATAATCAACTCGAAGGTGAAAAAGGCATCGGAAGGTGATTTAATATGGCAATCCAAGATATGAACAACCGCTATGTGGCGATTGGAAAAGAAGACTCATACGGAACAACCTCGTCCTCATCGTACTTTTACGGTGAAGTTGACGACGAAACAATCAAGCATTCCTACGACTTGCTTACTCGTGAGGACATGAGCCGCTACGGTTCCTCAAAGTCCGTCACAGGAAAAGAGTACATGGAAGGCGACATTAACATGGCCTTGATTAACGACAACTTTACCGGTATGCTTCTTCTCGGACTTATGGGTACCGACACTGTGACAGGCTCCGGCGCACCTTACTCTCACACTTTCACAGAAGCAGGCACAGGACACTCTCTTGAAATGGCAGTTGCTCGTGAAGAGAAGATTCACTACTACAAGGGTGTGGTTGTTGAGTCTTTGGGTATTAACGCCGCAATCAACGAATACGCTACTGTGAGCGCATCGTTCATGGGTAAGTCGGAAGACAGCCAAGGCGCACTTAGCGGATTGACTGCCGCATTCCCCGATACAAAGCCTGCTCTTTACTTCTCCGATGCAAAGGTCTTTTTCAACGGTGACACAACAGCAACCGATGCTGTGAAGTCAATTTCGTTTGACATTACCCTTAACCGTGATGGCGATGCGGCCTGCGGTCTTGGTAGCCCAACCTATGTTCGCGCTCCACCAGCACAACGCCGTGAGATTAGCGGAACTATTGAGTTCAACCGAATCCTATTCACCGGAGCCGGAGCAAGCAACCCAACCTATACCGCTTTGGTTTCCGCAGACGGTCTTGAGTTCTCCGGTAGCGGTGTTGAACTAAAGTGTCAATTCGGTGACGAGTCCACCGCTGACCTTGTGACATTCAACTTTTACAAGATTCGATTTGAAGCACCCGACGCAAATGTGTCCGGTCGTGACAGTCAAACCTTCTCGGTACCGTTTGTGGCCCTTTACGACAGCGTTGACAATAAGATGATGGACATTGTTGTTAAGAATGACCGAGCCGCCGCATACAGTGCTTGAGGTGATTTAGTTGGCACACAACGGTGGAACAACCATTCCCGACAAAACAAAATTAAATGTTTTGCATTTTGAAGGTACTGCCGCCGCAGTACAAACGGCTCTACGGGCCGCAATAGCAAACGATGATGTTATCATCAATTGCTCAACAACGAGAAAAAAGGATAGCAACCACATAACCTGTACCATTGTTGCTATCATAGCATGAGAGTAGTATTCCCCCAAAAGGAAAGAGAAGTGAAGAAAAGATGCCCGTACTAACAAAAGAATTTGAACTTGATGATGGAACAAAAATCACTGTGCGACAAGCCGGTGGTATGTCCAAATTGCGAATCGAAAATATCCAAGCAAAGGTTTTTCGTGACCATATCCACTTTGGTGTTGACCCGACAAATTGGACCGATGAACAACAAGCACAATTTGCAGAAGCCCTCGAAACAGAAGGTGCTGGAATGGAATCCCAAATCCGTGAATGGGTGCCAATGAGTATTATTTCCCCTAAAGATTTTGATGCCGACAACCTAACAAGCAGTGAACTACGAATGATTCTTGGCTTTGTCCGTGGCGACGACCCGGAGGGTGCAATCCCTTTGGACAATTCTTCCGAGTAGCACCAACACTGTGCATGGCGTACAAAGGTACGCTACCCTCGGATTTGTGGGACAAGTATGACTGCGAAGGCGGTCAAGACCTATTGACTCTTGATTTGCTTGTGGCTATGGATATGCAAGATAGGATTGCAGAAGCCACTAAACAGGCAAAAAAGACTGACGGCAAATCAATGGTAGCCCGACGCAAACAAAGACAGGCCCAGCGAGAACTGTTAAGTGACAGTGAAGGGATGGACATGCTAAGGAGCCTTGGCGTTCCCATAGCGAAGCGTAGCGAGTGAAGGTGGAGAGAGTGATTCAAAGCCTTATTTTTTCCTTTGCACCAATTGTCGCTGTTTTTGCGATGGTCACTATGCTCGTTTTGCGAGCCGGTGCATCCCGTGTTTTCTTCGATGTTGTCGGGTCGTTCCAAGCCAACCGTTTGATTGGTGACGCACAGGCAAAAATTACTGTTCTGCAAAGTCTTGTGCTGGATGGTCTTTCCGGTATCACCGAAAGCATCCAATTGATTTCCGACCAAATGGATTCGCTTGTTGATAGCACAGTTCCCCTTTCTCAAGAAATAGCCACGGCCCGACTTGAATTTGAAAAGTTCGCCAACTTTACAGATGTTGATATGGCAACAGAAGCAATCATAGAACTCGGTGAAACATACGCATTTAGTGGTGACCAAGCCCTTGTCGCTGGTGCTAAGATGGCGCAGTTATCCGACATTGTTGGTGGTGGCAAAGCGACTGTTGCGGCTACCGAGATTGGTATGCAGTTCGGTATGATTGGTGGCATGGAAACAGAAGACGCCATGAAGAAAATGATTTCGCTTCAACAGCAGACAGGCTTCATGTACGGTGATTTGGAAAAGGCTAACTTTGACCGAATGACCTCGGAGCAAAAAGCAAATGTAGTCCGAGCAAACAGCATTCGGATGCTCAACCAACTGAACACAATCGAAAACCGTTCTGCGGCAACCATGTCACAGATTACCCATGTTATGAATCAGTTCGCATCTTCCGGTAAATTGGCTGGTGATTCGACGGCTTACATGGCCGCTATGTCCGCCACTTTGATTGAGGCTGGTGAAGAACAAGGAAAGGCTGGTCGTGCGCTCAAGATGATGTATGCCCGTCTTGGTGCCAACACAGGAAACAACGCAGAAGTTCTTAAGAGGTATGGTATCGAAGTCAAAGGTGCTAACGGCGAATTGCGTAGCATGGAAGATATTTTAAACGATGTTGCTATGCGATATGGCAACCTCAAGGATGCTGACAAATTGGCTCTCGCACAGGCTATGGCTGGAAACGACCACTATGTTCGTGCAATCAAGTTGTTTGAAAACCACCGCCGTGTAGTCAAATTAGACACTCAAGCGGTTGGAGAACTCGACACAGCACAAGAAGAATTAAACAAGAAAATGGCAGATGTTTCGTTCCAATTGAAGGAGCAAGAAGCAAGACTTGTCAACGCTAAGGCGGCAGTTGGTGCGGTCTTTACTCCCGCTGTTCTTAGAGCGACAAAAGCACAGGCAGACCTTAACTTTGCCTTTGCTGAATTTGCAGAAGAAAATGAGATATATCGAGGCGTAATCGAAGGTATGTTCACGGCTCAACAATTAGGAAAATTATACGCTCCTATTGTGGAAGCGCAACTTAACATGATGAGCCTCAATGTGTCGATGCGAACCCAACAACAAATTGCTCGTGCTATGAACAACGAACAATTGGTTAGGTCAAGCGCATACGGTGGACAGGTCGCCATGCAAAGAATTTCTATGGATATGCTTGATGCCGAGTTATCCAAAATGTCACAATTGACCCAAATAAGCATAGGGAAAATTTCAATGGAAAATCAAGAAATGATGATGCGGTCGGCAAACGCACAAATGTCAAGAGCATTGACAACGGAAGAATTGAAACAGGCCCAAACAAGCAAGCAAGACTTGCAGACTAAAATTATCACACTACAAACCGAACAAACCCGTGTACAAACAGCAAACGCTTTGACTGATGCAGAAAGAAGAATAGTCGCACAAAGAACCCAAACCGCAAGAATAGCGACAATAGAAAAATTAGACCAACTTGACAAAATACAACTGATGAGCATTGAGGAAATGGCTCAAAAAAGAATTGACGATGGTCACTTCAAGAGGATAACACAGGTTGACCAAGTAATGTCTAACTCGGCGGCAAAGAAAAAGACCGAGCAAATGCTCGAAATAGAAAATGCAAGGGTATTGGAAGATATTGAAATGAATCGTGGCATCCTAATGCAACGGCTTGGTTTTTACACACAAGAAAATCAAGCCGCAAAAACCGGTGA